ATCCAGAGAATGATGATACCTACATAGACAAAGGCTATAGATACAATGCTACTATCTACTCGCTAATCAATCTGATTACTAAATCAGCAACAAACATACCTTTCCAGATATACGAAATCAAAAAAGAAAACGACCTAAAAAGATATAAAGCACTTACTACTGGGGATTTTAATTCCAATACAGTACTCCAGGCTAAGATGCTACAGAAAAAAGCGCTGGTAGAACTAGAGGACACCGAACTCCACCAACTTCTAGATCGCCCTAACCCAGCGCAATCATACAACTCCTGGATCCAAGAGATCATAGCTTTCGGTAAACTTACTGGAAATAGATACATCTATGGAATAGGACCAGACACTGGTGCTGGAGTTGGTAAATTCAAGGAGCTGTACATATTGCCCAGCCAAAAAGTAGAGATTAACTCTGGCGGCATTATGGAGCCAGTTAAAGAGTACACACTTGAGTACAATGGAACGTACAGAATCCCAGCAGATGAGGTATGCCATATCAAAGATCCAAACCTCTACTATGATGGCACAGGATCTCACCTTTATGGAATGTCACCACTAAAGGCTGGTCTCAGAGTAATGGATGCTAATAACCAGGCATTAACTACTGGCGTAAAGTATTTACAGAATCAAACTGCTAGAGGGATACTAATGTCTGATGAGGGTGATCTAAACGAGGTCCAGGCTAAACAGCTAAAGGATAAATTCCGCCAACAATACCAGGGCAGCGATAATGCTGGGGATGTTATCATTACGCCTAAAAAACTAAGCTGGGTAAACTTTGGATTAAACGCCTCTGATTTATCACTCATAGAGCAGTACAATGCTACTATAAAAGATCTTTGTAATATTTATAATGTACCAGTACAACTGCTAAACAATACAGATAGCACTACCTACAACAATATGAAAGAGGCTAAAAAGGCACTCTATCAAAATGCTGTTATTCCAGAGCTAAACAAAATTAGAGATGAGCTGAACAGATGGCTAGCTCCACAGTATGGCGATAAGATCTATATTGACTTTGATTATAGCTCTATCCCAGAACTCCAGGAGGAAATGGACAAGGTGGTAGGACAAATGAGCCAGGCGTGGTGGATTACGCCAAACGAAAAGCGTGCCGCTATGTCTTATGGTATGGATGAGGAAAATGATAAACTCAATGACTACTATGTACCAGCTAACTTATTACCTATAGATGGCGATATTATTCCAGAGCCAGCTGACAAGGGTTTAGATATTGATATAAGCAAACTATTCAAATCAGCTGTAATCAATACAGTAGATACATACACCACTATAGCAGAGGCACAGGCTAGAGCTATAGAGATGGGCGGATCTGGATACCATGAGCATTTATTCAATGGTTCTACTGTCTATATGCCTTTTGCTACTCACGCTGAATATGAGGCAGCTAAAAACAATCGCCTGGATGAGTTCTATGCAGCTCAAAGGAGAGAGGCTGGTAATAACGAGTCAATAGATTACAACGCTATAGAAACAAAAGAGGAAACCTTTAAAGACTATCCCCAGGGCGCTACTAATAACGCTAGGAGAATGTTAGACTGGAGAGAGAAATATGGCAGAGATGAGGTAACTGCTGGAACGCCAACAGGATGGCAGAGAGCTAACCAATTAGCAAACAGAGAGCCGCTCAGTTTATCAACTGTCAAGAGGGTTAACAGCTTTCTAGCACGCCATGAGGATAACGCTAAAATAGATCCCAAGTTTAAAGATACTCCCTGGAAAGACAAAGGCTATGTAGCATACAATCTATGGGGTGGTGCTGCTATGGTATCCTGGGCAAAAAGAATCTCAGAAAATGAGGGATAATGCTACTAAAGAAAGCCAAAGAATCCTGGAAAGGTAATTTTGACAAACTGCTAGCTAATGCGGAGCGCAAAGAGTTCGCTAATGCCAGGCGTTACTACCAGGGGGAATACTTAAAAGCTATTGAGGAGTTTCAGAGATCTGGCAAAACCACAGGCTATGATAATCTATTTAGAGTGGCGGACTTTACAGAAATATACCGCCAAACCTATGTAAATATAGGACTCAAGTTTGCCAAGTGGTATGCTAAAAACTTTGACAAAGTAATATCTAAACAAGTCGATGTATCTGGCTATGATGACATCTGGGCAGAGAGATTTAATACAGTTAGCCAACAAATAGCAGCAGAGAGAGTGGTACTGGTCCAGGGAACTGCCAAAGCTACATTAATGAAAGTATTTAAACAGCTATCCTCAGATCCAGAGTTTATGGCAATGAATGAGAGAGAGGCTCAGAGAATATTGCGCCAAAAGTTTGGACAGTATTCTAAAAGCCAGGCAGAGAGATTAATCAGAACTGAGGCAACTAATGCAGCTAATGTAGCAACGCTACAGAGCGCTACTGATATGTTTGGACAGGAAAACTTGCAAAAGGAGTGGATGACCTCTATAGATGGCAGAGAACGCCCAGCTCATAGAGCAGCTGATGCTCAGATAGTAGATTTTAAAGAAAGGTTTTTGGTAGGTGGCGAGCAGTTATTTAATCCTGGTGATCCAGCTGGTAGCGCTAAAAATGTAGTCAACTGTAGATGCTCTACAGCGCCATTTCCTAAAGAGAATGCCCAGGCTACTGGAACTATAGAGGGGTTTGGAGTGCGACCTCCAGGAGGATCAACTCAGAGCATCCTTAGAACACCAAAGCCAGTTAGAGAGGCGGTTAGAGTGGTAGATGATTTGCCAGATGTTAGAACAGTTAAAGAGGGAAAAGAAGTAGCTACTAAAATATTTTCTAAATCTGGGATTAATATACAATCCATAACAGTTTCGAGAAATTTAAGTATTGAAAATTTAAATCAATATTTAAAGCAAATCAATAAACTTACAAATAAATATAAAATAAACTCAGCCACAAATATAGATACACCAGTAAAATTAATATTTAAATCAACTGCTAAAAGTTATGGTTTTGTAGAAAGGCAGTTTGCGTCACGATCTACATATAAACTAAATAGGATTAATTTTGGGGACACAACTGATAGCATAAAAACTAGATCTAGGAATTTAGATAACAATAAATTTAGAAAAACATTTAAATCACCAGTAGATCCAGAAAATAATAACATAGCTACAGTAACCCACGAATTTGCTCATATTATATCTAATCGTAGAAACGCTATTGATTTGGATTTTTATAGTGAATTGGAATTAATACAAAAAAATTACTTGGAGGATTTAAGTAAATATATAGATTCTAATAATATAAAAGCATTAAACGAAACTTATATGGGTTCGTATTCTAATTTAAATATAGATGAGTTTTTAGCAGAGTGCTTTACAGAATATGAATTAAAAGCAAAACCTAGCAAATATGCCAGGCTAGTAGGTGAATTAGTAAATAAATATTATAAAAGATGACGACAAAAGATTTAATCTGTGAAAAATGTAAGCATAACAGACCTATTTCTGGAGGTTGTAATGCTTTTAAGGATGGGATACCAGAATCAATACTATTAGACAATAAGCATGATAAACCACTACCAGATCAAAAAAACAAAATAGTTTTTGAGAAAGGTCAGTCTGAGGAGGATAAATTATTTAATTAATATATTTGCAATATGAACACAATCATTTATAAATCAACTCAGATAGGCGAGCTGGTAGATGCCGATGCTGCCGCTGGAGTTGTAAAGGGTTATGGATCTGTTTTTGGTAATGTCGATAGCGATGGCGATGTTATCAATAAGGGAGCATACAAAAAGACAATACAAGAGAACGCCAAAAGAGTAAAGTATCTCTATCAGCATGATATGGATAAACCTCTAGGCAAAATGGTCCACCTTGAGGAGGATGACAAAGGTTTAATATTCGAGGCCCAAATTCCTAAAACACAATTAGGAAAAGATGTAGTAGAATTAATGAAAGCTGGAGTCATTACTGAGAACTCTGTAGGCATTTTACCAGTTCAAAAAGAAATGGGATCTGATGGCTATAGACACCTCAACGAGGTAAAACTATTTGAAATCTCAGCTGTTACATTAGCAGCTAATGACCAGGCAATGATTATGGATGTAAAAGGAAATGTAGATCCAGAAAAAATTGCTAAGAGATTCGATAAAATTGCACAACTACTCAGAAAGGGAGAGATCTCTGATGAGCTTGGATTCGCCTTAGAGGCGGAAATACTAAAGCTAAAATCTATTTACATAAATGTCACTCAGCCGACCGATATTGAAGTCACTGAGCCGATCGAGGTAAAAGCAGACAATAGCGAGATTTTTAATTATTTGTTAAACACTCTAAAAAAATAATAATGGAGGAAAACGTAAAAAATCAACTAGACCAGATCGGAAACATAGTTGATGAGAAAATTGAGAAAGCATTTAACCAGGCTAAAGATAACGCCAAAGGTGAAATGGAATCATCTCTTAAATCAGAGATTGATAATTTAACTACACAATATGTAGAAAAAAGCGAAGCTCTTAATAAGAGAATGGATGAAATGGAAATGGCTGCAAAGAAAACACTTTCTGGAGCTACTCCTCAATCATTTAAATCAGCTATTCACACAGCTTTAAAAGATGGCGCAATTGATGCAATGCTAAAAGGTAATGCAAACGCTGCTCGTTTTGAGGTTAAAGCTGATATGAGTTTAGGCGCTGATGTTACAGGAGTTGTAGCTGCTGAAACTATCGTAGATCAAATCAAATACGATCCTAGCCGCTCAGTACATATCCGCTCTTTACTACCTTTAGGATCAACTGATGGACAAACTATCCGTTTCCCTAAAGAGTCAGCATATAGCGACAACGCTGCTGCTACAGCTGAAACTAGCGCATTTGGACAGTCTGATTTCGATCTAGCTGCATCTACTGTAAATGTCGAGAAAATCGGTACTTACATGAGAATCACTGGAGAGATGTTAGATGATATTAAGCAATTAACTTCATATCTATCAGCTAGAGTACCAGAAAAAGTACTTTCTGTAGAGGATAATGAAATCTTAAACGGAGATGGATCATCACCAAACCTAGATGGATTATTTACTGATGGAACTGCATTTGCTGCTGGCGATTTCGCATTAGCTATCGAGTCAGCTAATGAGTTTGATGTTTTAACTGTAGCTTTAAACCAGTTAAACCTTGCTAACTACCAGGCGGATACAATCCTTTTAAATCCAACAGATCTACATAAAATGATCTTGTTGAAATCAACTGCTAATGAGTATTTGAGAAATCAAATCTTTAGCGGATTGCAGCCGACTATCAACGGAATCCCTGTAACAGTAAACACTGCTGTAACAGCTGGAAAATTCTTAGTAGGAAACTTACGCCAGTCTAGCCAACTCTGGATCAGAGAAAATCTAGCTGTTGAGTTCTCAAGAGAGGACAGCGACAACTTCCAAAAGAATTTTGTAACTGTACGTGCAATGGAGAGAGTAGCTTTAACTAACTACCTACCTAATGCGATTGTGCAAGGAACTTTCTCAACTGCTAAAACTGCTTTAGAAACTGCATAAGCAGAGGATATAGCTAAAATAGCTTAATGAGAATTTTGTTTAAGAGGGTAGCCTTTATGGGTTACCCTTTTTTTATTGTCAATAAATTAATTTCCCCATATATTTGGAATTTCCAAATAATTCTGTAAATTTGGGGAAACAAACTATTTTAATTATGAGAAATTTTATTCAAAACTTTAAACAAACTGCTGACTATGAGGTACTGGCAGAGATATTCAAACTAAAGAGATTAGCCTTGGCTGCTCTATTTAATGTTTTAGCATTTGCATCTATGTATGGAATACTAGAGCTTTTTTTAATTTATAAATACGGATATTAAAATGAACTTGCAGCAAAGGGTTAGGATTGTTTTAATAGTGGGATTTATTGCCTGGGGATTTTCCCTGGGCATTAGATTCCAAGCTACATGGGATGCCCTTGTAATGTTCGCTTTATCATTCACTTTAATGAGATACAACAATGGATGATGGATATGATTTTTATTTAGACAGTATTAGAAATCTGACTGAGAAAATGAATCCAGCAGATTATTTATATCTTAGTGAAAAGATATGGGAGTTCCAGGATAGGATAGATGAAATTAAAAAAAGGTAATATGGAATTTTTTGACCACACGCCGCCAGATGATTACGAGGGAGGCTATTGCAGAGTTTGCGATCGCCCTAGTTATGGTGATGATATTTGCAGCGCCACTTGTTTTGAGGCATTTATGCTGTAATTTTTTTTGTTTTTCATTTGATGCTAACCCTAGGCTAAAATAACTGTCTAGGGTTTTTTTTGTAGCTTTGATTTCGTGGATAATAATCAGCGAGGCTGTTTAGCGGAATACTTATTCGCTACAGAGTGCATGAAAAGAAACTACCAGGTTTCTATGCCGCTCATTGACTCATCTCTATACGACTGTATAGTAGATACAGGAGAGCGACTCCTCAGAATACAGATTAAATCCTCATCAAAAACCCCAGAGAATGAGCGTAGAAAAAATGTACATATTCCTTTACAAAATAATAAACGTAACTACACTAAAGAAAAAATTGATTACTTTGCTGTATGGTGTGATTTTTTTGATGGCTGGTTTATTTTTAAAAATAATGGACAAATGCAGTCAATAAGAGTTTCAATCACAGGCAAAAACAAAAAATATTTTAATAACTTTGCATTTAACGAATGATTTCTAAAAATCATAGTTTGTTTGGTTTGTTAAGGAAAGGGCGCTACAATTACTGTGGCGCTTTTTTTTTATCTTTGTTGTAAATTAAACGATATGAAAATTAAAATCATTAAAGATGTTTATTCTGGTGCTGGATGGCGCAAAGAGGGTGAGATTTTAGAAATGGATCCTAAAACTGCACGCCATTACATTATCAGAGGAATAGGTATCGAACACAAAGAGGAGAAAGTAGCTAAAGAAACAAACGAGGCTAAAGCTCCTAAAAAGCGTACCACTAAAGCTAAAAAATAATGCACGACATTAAAATCAATTCTGTAACTGGCAGCGAGATAGTAACTACTCAAAATGTAAAAGATTTTGTGAGAATAGATACTAGCGCTGATGACACTATCATAGATAGAATGATAACAACAGCCAGGATCTGGTGCGAGAATTACATAGGCAAAGACATCGTAGCTAAAAATAGAACTTTCTACCTCCAGGAGGTGGATGATAGATTTACGCTACCATTTGCGCCAGTTGCATCAATCAGCTCAGTAACCTCTGAGGGAACTGCTGTGAATTATGATACCTATGGACTAGATGACACTGTAATTGAAATAGGAACGCTCCCAGCTGATGAGGTTAAAGTGACCTATATAACTACAGGATTGACTGATGACATTATCAAAGATGCAATATTGCACCTAGTAGCTACCATGTATGATTACAGAGCTGATTTTATAGAGGGCAATGTAAATGAGGTGCCAGTAAAAACCAAAACATTATTACAGTCATTTAAAACAATGTACTTTTAATGAACGCTGGTAAATTAAATACTAGGATAGAAGTCAAAAGGCTTACTAAAACCTCAGATGGATATGGCGGCACTACCTCTACAAATGCAACTGTAGAAACGCTATGGGCAAATAAAAAGGATGTAAAAGGTGATATAACAGCAACTGAGGGAAAGCGAGGCAGATCAGTAGAGGTTGAATTAGAACTCCGCAAAAAGGCTGCTGACCAGATCCTGGACAATGACCTAATAAAAATAGAGGGCAAGGATGGACTCTATAGAATAAATGGCATCTATGATAGTAAACAGGATTTTTTTACTGTTATAAAAGCCACAAAGTTAGATTAATATGGAGTTAAATAAATCAGATTATAACAAGCTCCAGGCAAAGCTCACAAAGCTAAAGGCTATAGATAAAACAGCTTTAGCTACAGAGATAGGAAAAGGCGCTTTAAATATCTCTAGGAATATGAAAAAGATTTCGCCAGTAGATACTGGTAATCTTA